TAGTCGAGTAAAACACAGAAATTTGTCAAAATTTAAGCTAATCTCTACTACATGAGCACAAAAACAGCCGAAAATCTTACACTTCGATGGGCACAGGGGGAGGTGTTCAACGCAGAACAAAGATTCAGAGTCCTCGTAGCTGGCAGAAGATTCGGAAAATCCTACTTATCTTGCATCGAACTACTAAAAGCAGCAATAAACCGCCCAGGCGAAACATATTTCTACTGTGCCCCAACTTATCGCATGGCAAAAGACATAGCCTGGAAAGAAATAAAGAAACTCGTACCACCCCAATGGATAGCCTCCAAAAACGAAACCGACCTAAAAATCGAACTAATTAATGGATCGCTAATCGAACTCAAAGGAACAGAAAATGCCATGACCCTCCGAGGCCGAAGTCTCGCTGGAGTAGTACTTGACGAAGCAGCCTTCATGGATTCCGATGTCTGGTTCCAAGTTATCAGACCAGCCCTCGCAGACAAACAAGGCTGGGCACTCTTCATATCAACACCAGATGGCACGGCAAGCTGGTTTTACGATTTATGGTGCTACGTTCCAGAAGATACATCAGGAGATTGGAAACGCTGGAGCTTCACCACCATCGAAGGGGGTAACGTACCATCAGAAGAAATAGAAGCAGCAAAAGCCCAACTGGACATAAGAACTTTCAGACAGGAGTTCGAGGCAAGTTTCGAGAATCTCACCGGTCTCGTTGCAGTCTCATTTGCAGATTCCAACATTTCTACCGAAGCCGAGGACATAAGCATCGCCCCACTATTACTGGGAGTCGATTTTAACGTAGACCCACTTTGCGGAATATGTGCAGTCCGACATAAAAATAATCTTTACGTCTTCGATGAAATAATTATGACGGGTGGAGCAACAACTTGGGATTTTGCCGAAGAAGTAACCACTAGATATGGAATAGATCGAAGGGTAATAGCTTGCCCCGACCCTACGGGTGCTGCCCGAAAAACATCAGGAGTAGGTTCAACGGACCACACTATCCTACGCAGAAGCGGATTTACTGTGTCATCTCCCAGAGCCCCCTGGAAAATACGAGATAAAGTAACATCCGTAAACACAGCATTATTTGACGCAGCAGGAGATCGTAGAACTTTAATTCACCCACGCTGTAAAGAATTAATAAAATCCCTCCGCACCCTAACATACGCTCCAAACACAGGTATGCCTAACAAAAACTTAGGGGTTGACCACGCATTTGACGCTTTCGGCTATCTTTGCCTCCAACAATTTAACCTTGCAAAACCAGAGACACTAGGCCAAACTTCGTTTAGAATATACTAAGTTACACTTTTTTATCATGCCGATGGGAAAAGGGAGTTATGGCTCTAAGGTTGGTAGACCTCCAAAGAAGAAAAAGAAAGGAACTAAGAAAAAGAGGTGTAGCTGTGCGTAAGAAAAAAGGGCTTTATGCGAATATCCACGCAAAAAAGAAGCGTATTAAAGCTGGTAGTGGCGAAAAGATGAGAAAAGTAGGTAGTAAAGGAGCTCCAACGTCTGCTGCTTTTAAGCAAGCTGCTAAAACTGCTAAGAAAAAGAAGAAATAGCTGTAAAAAACGCAATTTCACGGTAATATAGTCGTATATATACTTTTTTCTTAGAATAATGGCATTTTTTACTGGAGAAGAGGGCTCTGTAAATTTTAAGTCTTCTACTGGAACTACTGAAGCTGTTGTTTCTACAACTGCTTGGAGTCTTTCTACAACTAGAGATGTAATTGAGTGTACTGCTCATGGTGCAACCCAAAGACGTTATACACCTAGTTTAGTTACTGCAACAGGTACTATTGACTTTTTATACTCAGCAGCATCAGGAAATGAAACTGCTGCTTTATTACAAGAAGTTGTTGCTGGTGATGGGGAAGATGCTGAATTTGAACTATTTATCGGTACATCTGGCGGTAAAAAGATTACATTCAATGGAATCATAACAAGTATGGACACAGGTACAGCATTAGGTGACTTAACAAGTGTTAGTTGTGGATTCCAAGCTTCCATGAGTGATCCATCTACTGCTGCTACAGGAATTGTAATTGCTGCATAGTGAGTAAAAAAGATCCTAGACTAAAGAGATTTAATCTTGCAGGTTTTAATAGACCTAAGAGAACCCCTAGCCACTCCACAAAATCTCATGTGGTTTTAGCTAAAGAAGGCGATAAAATAAAGTTAATACGCTACGGACAACAAGGCGTATCTGGTGCGGGGAAAAATCCTCAAACTGAAAAGGATAAAGCAAGACGTAAATCTTTTAAAGCTCGTCATGCTAAAAACATAGCTAAAGGTAAAATGTCCGCAGCTTTTTGGGCTAACAAATCTAAGTGGTAAAAAATGACTTACGCAATCCCAGGCCCAATACGAACATCAATTACTTCTTCTAGTTATATAGGAGGAAGTAACAGTCCTTTTACTCGTACAAGAGGAGTATTAGATATGATGCAGGGCTGGGAAATAATGAAAGCTGTTAGTGAGGGTACAAAATATTTGCGTGATAATTCTGAAATATTTTTACCTTTAGAACCTAGAGAAGATGGGCAAGCATACCAATCTCGTGTAGATAGAGCAGTATTTAGTCCTTTTACACAAAGATTAATAAGAGCAGCAGCAGGTTTAGTTCTTCGTAAACCAATAACTTTAATAGGTGATCCGTATTGGACAGAAATGTTTAAAATGGATGTCGATGGTTGCAAGTCTGATTTAGATGAATACGCAAGAAGATTATTAATGTGTTCTCTTACTTATGGTCAAAGTCATATTCTTGTTGATTATCCTGCACCTTCTGGTGCTGTTAGTCTTGCAGAAGAAAGGCGACAAAATCGTAGACCTTATTGGATTGAAGTAGATCCTAATAATATTTATGGCTGGAGACTAGATCGAGAATCTAATTACGGAAAGCTAGTACAAGTAAGGATTGCAGAGAAAGCTGTATTACCTGACGGTGATTTTGGTGAAAAGATATACGACCAGATGAGAGTTATAGAACCTGGAAAGTATCGTGTTTTTCGTAAAAAAGAAACAGTTGATGAATTATATGCAGAGGACAATGGAATATATCCAACAGATATGTCATCTCCAGCCGTAGAAAAAGATTTTAAACAGGTAGAATCGGGTAATTTTTCTCTTGGTGAAATACCTTTAGTCACTATTTATTCTGGCAAAACAGATAATTTAACAAGCAAACCACCTTTATTAGACATTGCATATTTAAATCTTGCGCATTTCCAAAGACAAGCTGATTTAATTCATAGTTTGCACGTTGCATCTCAACCAATGTTAGTAATGGAAGGATATGATGATCAGACTAAAGATTTAGCTATATCTGTTAACTATGCGATGGCAACTCAGCCTGGAAATAAAGTTTATTATGTAGAACCAGCTAGTAGTGCATTTGAAGCACAGTCAGCAGAAATAAAAGAATTGCAGATGCAAATGGCTACTCTTGGAATTAGTACTTTAAGTCAACAGAAGTTTGTAGCTGAATCTGCTGATGCTAGAAGACTAGATCGTGTTGATACAAACTCTATGCTTGCAATGGTTTCTATGGAGTTAGAACAAAAGTTACAAAAAGCATTTAATTTATCTGCTGAGTATGTAGGAATAGAACCACCAGAAGTAAAGATTAGTAGAGACTTTGATATTGAAAGATTAATTGGACAGGATATTACAGCATTAACATCATTATTTGATCAACAAGTTATTGATAGAGATGAATTTAGAGATATTTTAGTTCAGGGAGAGGTTTTACCTACATCTAACGAAGACAAATCCAAATAATCTGCTATAATATTACATAAGTACATTTATTTTGAAAATGGCAACTCCTCAAATGCGTTACGAAGACATTAATCCTCCAGAAAAAAAAGTAGAGCCAAAAAAAGTAGCGAAGAAATCAACAACAAAAACCACTAAAAAAACTGAAGAATAAATGGCAGAAGAAACAGTAAACACTTCACAGGAAGTAACTACTCCTCCTGTAAATGAGTCTAATTCTACAAATGATGTATCACTTCAGCTAAAAGAAGCTAATGAACGGGCAGCTAAAGCTGAACTAATGGCAGAACAAGAAGGAAAACGTGCCAAAGAGTTAGAAACACAATTTAAAAACGCTAAATCTAAAATTGGTCAATATTATGATGATAGAAACCAAGCTTTAGAAGATCAGGGAGCTTTTAAACCTCTATGGGAAGAAGCTAATAAAACTAACCAAGAAATGCAACAGGAAAATGCTTCTTTAAAGCAACAACTGGATGATTTAAAAAATTCTTACGAAGTTTCTACTACCAAACAGTCAGCTTTAGCTGAAATCAGTAAACAGGGAGCTATAGATTCACAGCAAGTACTCACTTTAATAGAAAGTAAAATACAAAGAAATGCTCAAGGTCAGGTAGTAGTTCTTGATGGAGGTGTCGAGCAGGATTTAGGTAGATATATTACAAGTTTAAAAAGTCCAGGTAGTAATTTTGACCATCATTTTAGAGCAAATAATACTGCTGGAATGGGAGCCAAGCCTAGTCCTGTTGCAAATACAGGTGGAAATGTAAATAATCCTTATAAAAGTGGAAATATCACAGAACAGCTTATAATGGAGAAAGAAGATCCTAACCTTGCAGCCGTGCTGAAAGCGGAAGCTTCGTAACATCAAGAACCACGATAGTTTCAAATTAAGTCCGTGACTTAATGAAATTGTTATCAAGTCCGTGACTTGAAGTATGTTACCCAAGTCCGTGGCTTGGAAATTTAGTCATATTTTATTTTTTCACAAATGGCAGCACCGTTTAAGAACTATTCGGGTGGTGTTCTCCTAGCGGACATCATCAAGACGAATAATTTTGCTCAATATGTTTCACAGGCAATTAAAGAGCAAAGTAAATTCCTATCTAGTGGAGTTGTACAAAGAAACTCATTACTAGACTCAACTTCTGGTGGTACTCGTATTCAAGTTCCTCAGTTTAACCCAATAGCACCTACAGAAGAAATTCTTGATGGTACAGCTACATGGGGTACATCAGGAGCAGGTTATCTAACACCACAAAAAATCTCAACAGGTACACAGGTAGCAACTATTACTCATAGAGGCTTCTCTTATGCTGTTGATGATATAGCAGTACTAGCTGCTGGTGATGATCCAATGATCCACATTAGGAATCAACTTGCTACAGCTATCAACAAATTAACCAACGCTAAGTTGTTCTCACAGCTTGCAGGTTTATTTGGTACAGCTTTAGCTGGAAATGCTCTTGATGTAGCTTTAGGAGCAGCAGGTCCAAACGCAGCAGAAGCTAACTTCTTATCAGCTTCTACCATTGCTAAAGCAAGAAACCTTTTGGGAACAAGAGGCGAAGAGCTTAATGTTCTTGTTGTACACCCATCTGTTTACTACTACTTACTACAAGTAGGTATGCTTACATTCTCAACATCTGCTCTATCAACTGGTGGTGCAGTAACTTGGGGTGGCGGTGGTGTTGGTGTTACTGACAGCAGCGTTGGAAGTTTTGCTGGTTGCACAGTAGTAGTTGACGAAGCTGTAAACACAGTAGCTCCAGGTACATCAGGTCATCAAACTGAGTTCTTCTGTTATTTAACATCTCAAGGAGCAATCCAAGAGGGTATTCAGAAAGATCAGTTAATTGAAGCTGAAAGAAACATTCTTTCCAAGCAAACTGTTATGTCACTTGACTACCACAACGCATATCACGTTATGGGTACTAAGTGGAATGACGCTTCTGACAACCCAAGCAACACACTTTTAGCAACAGCTAACAAGTGGGCAGCTACATATGATGTTGACCTAATTCCTTTAGTTCAAATCACTGTAAACTCTCCTATGAATACAACAAACATTTCATAGTTGATACTTCAACTTATTAATTTTATTATTAAGTTGCTGATGCAAAGCAGTAAAGAACCTCATCAATTATTGGTGGGGTTTTTTCTTTACGCTACAATAAAACTAAATTACTTTATAGATCGTGGCAGCAACTATA